CGGCAATGACCTTTGCCTAGGCCTCCACCAGTATCCGTTCCGATACCTTGGCCTCGGTGGATACCTCCTTGGATACCTGCTCCTTGGATACCAGGGCATCGGCCTTGGCCTTGATCTTCGCCCCAAGGTCCCGGGTCCAGCTGTCACGCTTGGCGCGCTTGTTGATCGCCCCGTGGGTGATCCCATGTTCGGCAGCGATCTCACGCACGGACAGGAGGCCTGCGCGGTAATCCGCCTCAATGCGCTCCCAGTCGATATCGGGCCGGCCGGTCTTGTTGTCGGTCGGCTTGGCCATCTACTGCTCCTGCGGTCTCCCGCTCAACTTCATTTCAAGGTGTCATCCCGCGATGACGGGACCGGCTTTCCCTGCACCTGCTCGACCCCATCAAGCTGGGCCTCGTACTGCAGCAGGCAGCGCTTGCGGCCGTTGCTCACGGAAAAGACGGCCGAAGGGCTCGCCTCCCGGATCCAGTTGCAGCGCTTGGTCAGCTCCGCGGCGATCGGCACATAGGTCGCAACCGGAACCTCGATGAGGTCTGCCGCCGGGGCATTGGCCTTGGGCTGATGGGGCGTGCAGGCTGACAGCAGCACCGCCGCGATGACGGATGTATGTCGAATCATCTGCTTCACCCTCAGCTATCCTGCGTTGAACCACATGGAAGAACCTCATGGCCTTGATCGGATCCGTCGTCGCAGTCCTTGCCCTCTACCTGGCCATCCTGGCGCTCCCCATTCCCTCCGCCGTGAAGCGACAGATTGGAAGGCTCCTGACGGCCGCAGCATGGGCAGTGGCTTTCTGGCATCTGGCCTGGAACACGGCGCTCGATGCCGTCACGCCGAAGGTCACTATCGCGCTCGCAAACGACACCACTGCCCTGAATCAGGTGCTGGGCATCATTGGATCGACCCGCGCAGAGGATGGCCTGGTTTGGTTCTGCCTCGGCGCGGCCGTACTGGCCAGCCTGAGGGTCAGTGACCATGCGTTTCTTCGCGAGATAGTCACCAACGTTAAGGGGTCGGTCGGTGTAGAACCCGCCGATAAATCCGATGACCAGTCCGGCAACTAGCGCTGCCTGTGCTGTCCAAGAATTCATCTCAGTACCCCTTCAGCGCCGGGCAGGCGGAGTCGAGCAGCTCCAGTGCTGCCTTGCATGTGTCGGGCCGGTCTTCGTACCGCTCCCGCCATGTCACTGCGTCCCGCTCGGACGCCTCGATCTTGCCGGCCAGGTCATTGAGCGCCTTGGCGCTTTCCTCCCGCAGGCGTTCGAGCTTGTCCGCCTCGGCACGCAGTGCGGTGGCCACCTCGGCCAGGCGCGCGTCCCGGGCGTCGATGTCTGCCTGTAGTCGGCTGGAGTCGGCAAACCAGTCGGCCCGCACCTGTATGACCTCGGCGCTCAGCTCCTGGATGCGCTGCTCCCGCTCGTAAGCAGTCAGGCCGGACACCAAGCACCCGAAGGCCAGCACGGCGCAGAACGACTTGACCAGGCTGCCGGGCTTTCTCAGCCACTGGACGATGCCGGTGGCCCAGCCAACGACCAGACCCCACAGGGCGGACAGGAACCGCAGAATGCTCGCGATCATGGGTTGGTGCCTCCATTGGCGCCGGTCACCCTTTCAACCAGCTTGAGGTAGCTCGGGAGCATGCGTCGGATGACCACGCCCGAAATGCCCGCCAGTGGCAGCTGAGGTGCGCCAGCCAGCGAGGGGAATACAGCTGCAGCGACGGCGATGACCCAAGCCGCCAAGATGGCGTAGCCGACGACGGCCACGGCCAGCGCCAGCAGGCGGGTGCCGCTCTGCAGCCAACGGTGTCCACGCGGGCGGGCAGCGTCGGCCGACACACGCTCGGCATCCTTCTCCGGCAGCAGCAGCACCCCAATGAGGGCCCCTGCAATCGCCACCAACAGCACCGATTGCGGTACGCCCAGGATGATCCGCTCAGCCTCTCGCAAGGCGTCCGCCGTTGCGGGCCCCACCACTGCCGCGGTGAACATCCCCACGATGGCCTTGAGTGTGCTCACGGGTTCGGTCACTTGGCCCCAGCCTCGGGGGCAGCCCCCTGGACAATCTCTGCGGTCGAATCAACGGTCGCGGTCACACCACTGAAGTCGGCACGCTCACCCTGCTGGGCGCTGACCTTCGCCTTTTCGAACACCGCCAGCAGCTGACCCAGCTTCTGCTCGTGCTGGCCATAGCCCGCACCCGGCAGGCTGGCCCAGATGTTTCGCACTGCAGCGATAGCCTCGGCGATCCGCCCCTGCTGGATCAACGGCAGCGCACGGCGCTCCCGGATCTGCTGCAGGGCGATCTTGTCCTGGCTCAAGGGGCTGAAGTCCGACAGGCCCAAGCTCTTGCGGTAGGCGTCGTAGTACCGGCGCAGCAGCTGGTAGCGGCCTGCGGCGGTGGACTGGATCTTCAGCCGGGGCAGGTCGACCAGCACGCGGGGGTGATCGGCATAGCTCGTGAACAGGGTGCCGCCCACAATGACGTCGTAGCCGCGGTCCTTGGTCGGCTGGCGACCATTGTCGGTCCCCTCAGCCCACGCAAGCATGTCCAGGAATGCCACGACGTTCACGCCGCCAGCCTGTTCGGGAGTGATCTGAGTCATGGACGCCTCTGTGTCAGTGAGCGATCACCGCCCTGGGGCAGAACCTCGCTCGGGGTATGGGTGCCCGCCCCGCTGCCGGCGTGGCGCGAGGGTTGATCCGGTGTGGGGTGGCGGGCATTGATGGCGGATGGCCAGGCGCTTGATCCTCGCCCTACCCGACAGATCGCTTTCTCTTGCCAGCCGCTTGTGGTTTCCGCTTACCAAGGCGGTCGTTGTACACGGCTATCCAGAGGACATTGCGCTGTCGATGGATTCCATCCATAGCAGTGCGGCCTGACCGGGATTGAACCGGCAACCTTCTGGCCAACTGAGTCCATGCGGTCCTACGGTGCCTTGCTGCTCTACCTGTTGAGCTACAGGCCGCACGGCTATGGATGCAAACGACAAAGCCCCGCTCGATGGCGGGGCTCCGTGGAGGTTGGCCGGTGGCCAAACCTCGCGATGGTGAGGATTCTGCACGCTAAGATGTAAAGTCGGCAACTTTACATTTGCGATACCTATGCTGCGCGGGCTTGCGGCGGCGATTCGTGGTTGCTCAGTGCGCGGGAGAACTGCCTTGCCGCGCGATCGCCAGCTTGATTCAGCTCCGCGAGCAGCCACTCGAACACCTGTCTCCAGCGCTTGGGATAGTCAACCGGATGGCAGCCCATGGCCAGCGCCCGGCGTCGGTCTGGAAGGGGCTCAACGCCGGTGCACCTGCAATCCTTGCAGCCCATGTCGTTGACGATGCCGGCCCCTATGCACGTCGGGCATCGGTTGCCGCTGGCAAGCTCCAATACCACGGCGTCGACCATGCGCGACAGGTGCTGGTAGGTGTTCTTCGGCCACGCCTGCGCGCGTGCCAGCGCCACAGCAGCCTCACGCTCACGGAGAACGCGGCGCTGAGCCTCCGTCAGGCCCCGGCGAGTGAATTGCACCACAGCCTTGGCAAAGTCCAGGTCGGACTCCGCATCCGCCAGCGCCCGCGCGCGGCGGGTGAACTCTGGCCGCACGATCGAGAGCACAGCCTCGGCCAGCTTGGCGCGGTGGCGCATCGCGCCGTCGGGCAGGTAGACGGCCTCCATCACCTCGCGGCCGAGGCCCGCCGGCACCATGCCGAGGGCAGCAGCGATATCGGACGTGGTCAGCACGGCCCCGCTGCCGCCCTGCCCCACGTCAAAGCGGATGGTCTGCGGGTTGAGCCTGGCCAGCATCTCGCGGCGGTCAGCCATGGGTGTTCTCCTGATTGATCGTGGTTTTGGTTTCGGCTCGCCGCCGGCGGATCTCTCTCCGCATCATCTGGGCCTCGGCCTTCAGCAGTCGGGCCTCGTGCATCACATCGCTCACGTCCTGCCCGGCACGGTGGCGGCGGAACAGGTCGAGGGCTATCTCGTTGTTGATCCGCGCGGTCACCTCGAGCTGCTCGGTGGTGTGCTCGGGGGAGGAGTGCTTCATGCCGCCCGCCTCACCGACTCGGGCGTGATCCCGGCGACGGTTGCTGCAACCGCCAGCGCCGCCCAGGCATGCGAGGCAACTCCGTAGGTGCCGCCGGGCGCCTTCTTCGTGCCTGGCTTGCCCAGCAGGTCGATCAGGGCTTGCCGGATGTTCGGGTCCTTTGCCTTCGAGGTGCCGCACAGGTGCAACTTCACGTCGCGCCGGTAGACCAGCTTCACGGCCTCGGGATCGCGCCATGCCTGCTGGAATCGCCCGACCCAGACGCAGGTCTCGAATACCTCCCGGCCAACGGCCATGCCGTAGCTGGCGATCATTTCGATCGCGAGGTCATGGCAGTGATCGAAACGCCCAGCGACGACCTGCCGCAGCAGCTCATCGTTGCGCCAGACGCCGCCGGGATCCGCCACGCGGCCGTCCCACATCTCACACCAACCGCTTTCCTCGGTGCCGGGATCGATAGCCAGGATCCTCATGCGGCCACCTGGATCAGGCCCATCTGCCACAGCGCCAGCATCGTGCGCTCGTGCCCACGCTGCCAGATCTCCGCCTTCTGCTCGCGGGTGAAGCGCCGGCCTTGGTCCAGCTCGCGATGGCAGGCTCGACAGCCGCTGGCCACGAAACAATCGTGCGCCTTCAGGCCGCCACCTTTTCCGTGCCGACCTTGATTGCTATGCGCGGGCTCGCCGAAGCCACCCTCGCAGCACCTTTCGATCTGCAGCGTGCACTCGACCTGGTAGATGGCATCAAGCAAGGCGCGATCGCGGTAGTTGCTGTGCATCAGGCTCTTGCCCCTGCGCCAACAATCGGTACTAACATGGAGGCATCCATGGCTGGAGACGAAAATTGAGCAGAGATGCCGTTCAGTGGGTCAACGTCGGGCTGCTGTGCCTCTGCGCGGCTCTCGGATTTGCTGCAGCCTATGGTTTTTCCATCACGCCAATCCTGATCGAAGTCGATAAGGAGGCGGGTCAAATATGGCCCGCGTGGCTCCAGGCTTTCGGCAGCGTAATCGCCATTCTCGTAGCGGTTGCTGTACCCGCGGTGCTCTACCGAGCCAGCCAAGCCAAGCAAGCTACGGCGGATCGACTTAAGGCCAGAAGCCTCGGGCTCATTCTGCTTCCCCATCTGGAAGAGATGTCCAATAAGCTCAACGGGGTTTGGGACTATGAGCATCCGGGTGAAGCTCCCAATGACACCGAGTTTCCCAAGCAGAAACACATAGGTAGAATCACCATTGCAGCGCTGGCGGTCCCGGATGGAATCCTTAGGCATGGCGAAGCACTGCACGAACTGATGGAAGCAGGTGAAAGCGTGATGGCAGCGGTACACCACCTTACGCAAGCCACCACGCTGAAAACGCAAGGGCCTAGCGGTCCTCATGGCCTGTTCGTGGGAACGTTCGTCATAGACGAAGAGCGCTTCTACGACCTGCTTTGGAATGCCCATATGGAAGTTGGAAGAGCAATAGACACCATCAACCAATGGTTCCCAAAGCTCAAACGCCCGTAGATTCGGATGGATCATGCCGCCTCCGCAAAATCCCGGGGGTTGAACCCCAGCCCCAGCAGCACGGTGTCCGACCATCGCACCGGTCGCGCGCGCAGGCCCTGCTCCTCGGGGTGGTCGCCGATCTGTACCAGCACGGTGATAGCGTCGCAGGCGAGCGACCTCGTCAGCTTGAGGCTGGAGCCGCCCAGCATGATGTGACCGGGCGCGCCCTGCCCCCGGTCGATAGCCGGCATCAGGCGCCAGCCCAGCATCGTCCCGGCCACCATGTGCCGCCAGTCGTCCTTGGTCAGCCGCTGGCCGTGCCAGGACAGCTGCGCGGCGAGGTCAGCGCAAACGGCGTTCAGCATCTTCTGCTGCGCGCGCGTCATCATCCCTTCACCTTTTTCCTTCCAATCCTGATTACTCAGCTCTGGCATGGTGAGAACTCTCCGTGCAGTTCCTTTGAAGCCCGCACATAGGCCGCACTGGCCTCCTCGGCTGTTTCAAACCAGCCCAGAAACTTCCGCTTTCCTTCTAGCCGGATCGATGCGCGATACATGCCCTTGTGAGCCGAATAGGCTGCACCGATCAGCCCAGAGCTGTTGCTGTGTCGAGTGTTGCGTCGGTTCTGCGTGGAAGTGGCCAGGCGCAGATTTGACCAGCGGTTGTCGCTCTTCTGACCGTTGATGTGATCAATTTCACCCTCGGGCCATGCGCCAGTCATCAATAGCCACGCTAGCCTGTGAGCGAAGTAGTACTTGCCCAAGTAGCCGATCCGACGGTATTTACCTTGCTGGATGACGCCAGCTTCGGTGCCAGCGCGAGCACGAGGCGTCATATGCCGCAACCAGGTGAGCACTCCCGACTCGGGGTCGTAGGCCAAGATGGATCGCGCTTCTTCCGCGTTGAGCATGCGCTGCTGCTTCGGCGTCATCATGCCTTCGCCGCGATCCTGCCAGTCCGTCGGGGTCAGCCCGCTCATGCTGCCATCCTTTCGCAGAGGCCGAGGTCCGAGGTGCAGCCGCCTCCGGCTTGGGCCTGGAAGAAGAGATCGAACTGCCGTCCACCTCGGGCGGTCCGGCTCCATTCGACCAGCGTGTCAATTCGCGAGTAGCTGCCTGGCCTGTCGATATCGGTGGGATCGGTGACCGCCGGAAAGAAGGTCGCGCTGCGGCGCTTGTTGGCCGAGGCCACGATCTCTTCCCACTGCCGGATCCGGTCGATATGGTCAGGGAACAGGTCTGCGATGTTTCGCAGCTCGCTCTTCCGGCAGTTGATGCAAGGCATGCAGCCGACTCGGCCCATACCGAGGGCGTAGAGCGGGTTCGGGGCGATCCCATGCTTCCGGTGCTGGGCCCACACCTGCTCCACAGACCAATCAAAGATCGGGCGCCAGACCATCGACCCGGATTCGTGCCGATTAAAGCGTGGCTGCTTGGCGCGGTTTGCCGATTCGTCTGCGCGGATGCCCAACCACTGCAGCACCGGGCCGGCCTTCAACATCGGCCCAACGACCTGCAGGGTGATCGGCAGCGTCTTGAGCTCTTCGGTGCAGAACTGGGCCATACGGGACGGGAACCGGCCCTTGCTGATGCACAGGTCAAGGAACGGGTTTCCGGTCGGCTCGTGCAGCGCGGCGGCCTGCTGCACGATCGCGTCGGCGATTCCCTGCTGCGGCCACTTCTCCAGGATGTAGGCCCGGTGCTGAGCCAGCTGCCGGCTGAATTCGGCGCGGACGGTTTCAACCACCGGCCCACCGGTGCGCCGCGGCAGCTCGGCGATGTAGTCATAGACCCGCTGATCTTCGTTGCCGGTATCAGCGAACACGGCGCGGAATGGCCTACCCAGCTCGATGGCCCGCAGGTAGACGGCAGTGCTGTCCTTACCGCCCGACACATTGACCAGGTGCTGGATCTCATTCACGCCGCAATACCCCTTTTCATTTCGTAATCCCGCTGATCCCAGCCGGCCTCCCATTCCTTGCGCTGCAGGTGCCCGCCGATGCCCATCTCGTAAAGCGGCACCGAGCTGCGCGGCTTGTGCGCCTCGCGCATGTAGCGGCCGGCTTGGCGCGCGCGGCGCAGCACTTCGGCGCTGACCTCAGGCTGCATGGCGCACCTCCATCCCTTCATTGGCTTTGGGGCTGACGACCTCGGTGGGCTCCGATCCAAGAAGCTCAGCCAACTCCCGCAAACGCGCGCGCGTACGGGCATCGGCCTCGGGCGAAGGCTCCACCCGACCAGCCAGCAGCGCGACCGGGTTGAATGCGGGCGATGCCGGCGGCAGCGCGAGGTGTTCGGCGACTTGCTCATGTGCCAGGTGTCCAGCAGCGACGGCCTTCTGCAGCACCGCGTCGCGGCCAGAGGCATCGAAGCCGATGGAGGCGTGGTGCACCGCCATGCGGCCTGCAGCGCGCGCCTCCTTCGTCAGCCGGGCGTACACCTCGAGGAAGGCCTGCCGCGCAGCGATCTTGTCGCCGGCCTCAATCAGCGGCAGCGCCGCCGTCCAGCTGTCGCGCGTCTGTTCGGTCCACACCACGGTGGCTGCCTCGTCGCTGGCCCGGATCGCGTTCGCCCAGGCCTCGTTCGGTGCCGGATGGCCGTCGTCGATGCGCTCGAGGATCGCAGCCAGCGACAGGCGCCCTTTCAGCTCCCGGCGGCAACCGGCCAGCGCCTTGTCCAGCAACGGCAGCGGATAGCCAGCCAGGTCGGTGACCATGAACGCCGCAGCGGATGGGCGGAGCTGATCGCCAATCACCTCAGCCGTGGCCACCAGCAGTTCAACTAGCCGGTCCTGCTCATGGTCATCCAGCATTGCGTGCCCTCCCCTTCGCCAGGATGGCCTTGGCCTCGTCCGCCGCGCTCAAGTTCGATTGGGTCTGGTCCGTGTGCTGGGCGCTGGTCGCCGTGACCTGCCGGCCGGTCGCCCACTGGGTGCGGTATGCCTCGGCCCCGGCCAGCAGCACGCCCAGGTCGTGCATGCGCTTTACGGCGTACTGCTCGTTGACGCCAACGAACCAGCCGGCCACCTGCGGCGCCTCTTCCCGGCCCAGCCGCTTCACCAGGTCCCGCACGTTGGTGTTGACCTTGGCGTTGCGCACCGGGTCCACGCCGTGCCGCAGGCGGTAGGCCATGCGGTAGGCAGCCCACGTCTGCTTGCAGGCTTCCTGCATCTGCGCCTCGAGGTCCGCCTTCGACAGCGGCGCGGCCAGCGCCGGAACTGACGGTTCATCTGATGGTTCAATGATGGTTTTATTACGGTTAGGCGGCACGGGGCGCACCTCCAGACCTGCGCCCCGTGCCGGCCCCCCTGCAGCGGGCGCATCCCCCACTGCAGCGGGCGCACCCCCTGCATCTGCTGCACCCACTGCGCCCGGTGCAGCACCCGGTTTCGCAGCCTTGCGCCTCGCCTTCGTGCCGGTCGCGGACGCATCGAACTTGGCCGGCGTGACCGAATAGACGTTGCTGCTGTTGAAGCGGCGCTCACGGCTCAACAGGCCTACGGCGTCGAGGTGATCCATCGCGGTGCGCACAGCACGCTCGGACATGCAGCAGCGATTGGCAATGGTGCCGATCGCTGGCCAGCAGACCCCATCGTCGTTGGCCTGGTCGGCCAGCGAGATGAGCACCGCCTTCTGTGTGACGCTGAGCCCTTGGAGCGGCCAGCACTGGGACATGATTATCGTGGACATAGGTCAGGCCGCCAGCGGCAGATCTCCGTTGTCGGCGGCCACCACCGGCAACCAGGTCTGGCAGCGTTTGCCGCTGAGCTTGCACACGCGCGGCGCACCGTGAACCACTAGGCCATCGGCCTCGAGCTCCGGAAGCCGCCTTGCAACCTTGTGACGGTCCATGCTCGATGCATCCGCCAGCTCGCGGCTCGTCAGTCCCGGGTATTGGCGCACCGCCGCAGCGACCTGCGCCTGCTGCTGGGCCTGCATGCCTGATTCCACCAGCTCGCGAGCAGCCTCGTGGCTCGTGTCAGGATCGGTATTGCGTGCGGGAAGGTGGCTCATCGCTCGTTCCTCTTCGCCCACGTCAGGTCGTTGTAGTCCCGGACGTTCATGGGCTTGCTGGGTGGCGGCGTCTCCGGCCTCTGGATCTGGCCGCCCTTGGCCAGGAACAAATGAATGTCGCGCTGCAGCTTCAGCCGGTCGTCGGTACGAGAGCGAATATCGTTGTCGAACTGGCTCACAGCACGCCCCGCTGACCCTTGGCCTCGCGCAGCTTCGCCATCAGCAAGATCAGCGCGGAATGGATGCCGGCGGCACCGCTCTGCAGCTCGGAGAGCTCGTTGTCGGTGATCAGGCCGTCCTGAAGAAACTCGTGGAGCATCTCCGCGAACTGACCCTTACTGGCCGACGCCGCGAGGATGGTGGTGGTCAGGCAGCCAGTGCTATCCGGCACCTCCAGGCGCTGAACGGCGAAGCCATGCTCTGCTGCCAGCGCAACCAGCATGCGGTAGTCGCCAGTCAGGCCCATGATCTCGCTGGCCTCTTCCCAGCCCAGCTTGTGCGTTGCGTTATTCGGATTGACCTTGTTCCGCAGAACAGCGCCGGACATGGGCTTCTCTTCCCCCTTGTCGTTGGTCGTGATCAGCCGCGTAGCCAGCGCCTCGGCGCCGCCGGGCGAGTCTTTTACGGTCTTGTGGGCAGCGTCGATGATGTTCATTGGGTCGCTTCGTGAACGTGGAAGGGGTTGCTGGGCCGGCGCAACATCAGCGCCATGGACATGAACAACCCAGGGAAGTCGGTGAATCAGGTGGTGTCGCTAGTCCGCATGTGCGGGAAGCCGTTCGTGCTGCGAAAGGTCGATGGGAAGCCGAAGGCATTCCCGCTCAACGTTCCCGACTTGGGCCCCGTTCCGGAGCGCGGTGGCCAAGTCCTGTGGATCGAGGACTACGTCGATGCAGTCGCATGAGGTTCGTGGCGTCGCCCACCGGGCGGTAAGCTGCAGTCACCAAACGCACAGCCCGCCTGGAGGGCGACATGGACTTCGCTTCAATCAACACGGTGATCGCTTCGCTCACGAGCGCTCGCGACCTCGCTACTGCTGCGATGAGTGTTCGGGATTTCAACCAATCGGCTGCGGCTATCTCGAAGATCAACGAGCAGCTTCTCGCTGCTCAACAGGGCCTGCTCACTCACAACGCCATGCTGCTGCAGCTCCAAAACGATTACTTCCAGGCCACACAGCAATTGAGAGAACTCAGAGAATCCGTCGCGAAGAAGGGAAGCTATCCTCTTGTCGATATCGGAAACGGCGCTCTCGCATACGTGGTGCACGCCAATGCTGGCGGGGAGAGCGATCCAGAAATCCCGCAGCATGAGCACCATCTCTGCCAAATCTGCTGGGACCGCGACGGCACCCGAAGCGTCCTCCAACCTGCTCCCAGGGCTTATGGCCACATCTACCGCGTATGCAACCACTGCAGCAAAGAGCTTTTTGTCGGGGCTAACAGACCTCGTGATAGTGCAGGAACGGCGGCCGGGACCTTCTA